CTCACCCGTAAGCAACGGGAAACACGACTGAGTCGTGCCGTTATTAGCCTCACGGCTATTGCTTACCCTGCCTCCACGGATGGAAGCAGCGTCTAAGCACCGTTCTAGTCTTCTTTCTACGACTAAAAGCTAGGTAACCATCGATTGACTGATGGCTTTCCTTCGCTACGGGATCTAACCCGGTCGTTATATCCGGCGCATCACCGAGCCCGTAAAGGGCCGCGGTGTACGCTATCGGATCAGAAGAGACTCGGTGTATAGGGGAGCTTGACAGCGTATAATACGCGTCGCCTTCCCAACCTCTTGCATAGAAACGGGACTTAAGTTTTTCTCTCAAGTTCCGATCGCTTTCTATGAAGTGGCCGTCACCGTACCCATCGGGCCCAACTAGCCTGTGAAACTGCCTCATCACGAGGGATTTCAAGGCATCATACAGGACTGTCCATCTCGGATCTAACTGATCCGGGTCAAGACGCCTAATATGGTTACACCATCCCATAAGGGTGGCATTAGTTGGATTCCGTTTAAGGAATAATGGGCGAACAGGTGCACCTAAGAACCAATCGCAGCCGCAGGACTCCCGAAAGGGGCCAGCGTAAAACGATTTGGTTTGATTTACAGTAAAACCGCAAAGGTCTAGGACCTTACACAGAGTTACGTATGCGTCGGACGGGACGATGATATCGTCTCCGAACACACTAACTGACTCGGCTGATAGGCCAAGTGCTGCGCAAGTAGCGCGAGCTAAAGACAGAAATATTAATGTCTCAAGCTCGAAAGTGTACCCATTACCCATGCTGGAGAACTTCTGCATTTCATAGAAGTTCCCATCATGAGTGTAAGCGGGCGAGCGGCAAGTATTAAGTAAATCATACCATGGTTCCGGCAGTAAATGCCACACAGCAGCCTTCGATATCATATCCGAGGCCGCAGACAAGTCAATAGTAGCTAACCTTCCAGAGATGGATCCCTGGCGGGCTAACTGTTGATTCCTTGTCTGATCAGTGGTATCACAACCAGCGCGTTTAAGACGTGAACGTATATACTTCCCGATCCCTAACTGGACATAACTGTTCAGCAAGGGCTCGGTACATATCGTACGTTCAGTCTTAGCCGTCTTAGGGACGAAACCTAACTCACTACCGTAAACCAATTGGACCTCTGCTCTAAGAGACAGGGGCCCGAACCGGGACGGTACCTCACCAAGGACTCTTGCCTGCATCCACGTAGGAGCAGACGCGAGTATCCGAGGAAGGAAAGGGGCTAGGTTAGAGGTGTAAGTCAAATCAGCACTCAACTTGTCATGAACTGACGTGTTGTTATGCAAATTGACGTTATTACCCGGACCAAAACGAAAATCCAGGGTGTCCAAGGATGGACACGGGCCAAGTATCTGCTCAATTTTACGTGTAGCGGCATACAGTATGCCGCTTTCTACGTAGTCCTCAGAAGAGCGAGGACCATTGAAGCGGAGAGGCTCCGAGTTTACCTTATAACACTGGATTTCAGAGTTGATGAAAGAACGCATTGCTTCCTCCGTTGTGTTTTTAACACGCGGAAAGAACTCAGCTTTAGAGAAAAGCTTTATCGACTGATAGTCGAAAAAGAATGCGTCAGGCTCAAGATAGTCATTTGGATCAATACCCATTTCAAGGTATTGTTCGTACTCACGGTGTTTAAGCCGTAAGTAGCAACCCAGAGACACTCCTGAGTCGACGCTCTCAAAAAACGAGCTGCTAGCGTTGAAGAGTCCTTCGAAAGTTAGACTCTTCCGAGATGAACGAAAGTTCTTCTCGAGGAACTTTTTCAAGTCCTTTTTCATCACCGTCCTCCGCAAGATATGAAAGAATTATGATCGTAGCACTTAGTACTGCGACCAGGATTCGTACGGCGAGCTGTTTTGATTGCCCGCCTTCCCGAAGTAGTCTCCGAACAAGCATAGATATAAGCTTGTCCGGTATCATACAATGGGATCCATATCTTCCACTAATGCAACAACCGTCGCATGATCGAGCAGATTGGCACTAATGGCCAATAAATCAGCTCTCTCAGCAGCGGTGGCTCGGTCTGGAATCACGAAGTCGATATTGCTAGTCAAAGAATATGCGACAGTGGGTCCAGGCGTAAAGCCAGATGCAGCAGTGGCAGCGGTTTCAAGGACGGGGAGCCGGGTTTTAATCGTCGCCTTGAAGTTCCGATTGCCATTATTTGGCAGACGGCTACCGATCGACAGAGTCGGGTATCCTGCAATTACCCCTCCCACACGATTGTGGAAGAGTGCAAGACCCGGTTCTCGCCGAGCTGGTTCGTATGTTTGACTTACAGGCGTAGCCTGACCGTCATTCACGCTAATGTCAGCAATTGCTGTCATGATTAACTCCTTATAAAAGGTTTTAATCCGTCCAATGTCATCGCTAGGAATTAGCGATTAAAAACAGAGGACAGAAGGGCCAACGAAGTAACTACTTTGTCGGTATTGAGAAAGCTTTGTAAAGGCTTTCTCTTCGCGAGGATAGCAGTACGATCAGGATATCCCGTCAAAACGGTCCGCTCGAAAGCGAACTCGTCGGTCGATTTTGACCAATTGACTTGATACCAAGATCCACTGTACTTCACATCAGTCAGAACGGCATTCCACCGTTCTGTTTCCTTAACGCATGACACACCTTGGGTAAATTCAAGGCCTGCTGTAGCGTCTAGGGAATCGACGAAGCTGCCAACCGGTATGAACCAGTCGACAACGAATGAGAAAGGAAGAAGCTCCCAAGCAATGGTAGCGGGGTTTGTCAACCCTAAACCGGCCAGTGAGCGCATCGTCGGTGAAGTGACCCTAGAGTATAGGATAACTTTTTCCGAGACCTTCCGTTTTCCACTCGCGTTTCCTTTATATGTTGACCCTGTGTCGAATAAGACATCAGTAAAAGCCGAGCCTGTACCGGTACTCTTAATGTCATACGAATTTGCCTTGGCAAACCCGCGACCTAGAGAGTCCGATGCATTCTTGACTTCGTCCAGTAAAGGACGCCACCCATACTTAATTTCTAACCAAGTATTGGAGGCGAACTTAAACCCAGCATTAGCAAGGTCACCTGTTTTCAGAGCATCACGTCGGCGGCTATTCGCCTGCCTAATGAGACTCCGATAATGAGGGCCTGATCCCGCGCCTAAGGCACGAAATGCTCCTGGAATGTCAAATCGACGTAGGCTACGGAACGATGTGGCCAAACGAGTAGCTGATGAGGCGACCAAACGAAGAGTCTTCGGCATCTCTGCCGCAGATACTCCTGCGTTAAAATCTCCTTCATTCAGTCTATCGTAAACCTTGGCAACAGCTCGAGCGTGTGCTTGTTCCCGAAGTTCTGACATAGATTTGGCCCAGGAAACTGGGACGCCTCTATGATCAAAACAAGACGTTGAATACGTCCAGGGTTCGGGCCACGACGACACGGGCTGAAACATTATCGTTTCCGCAACCTTATAGTAGTTCCCAGGGAGAACATCGCCATTACGTAGTTTAGTACTAAAGTCAGGTGTGTCCGTCTTTGCCCTTCCAACCTGGTGTACGTGCGTCGTGCACGTGCCAGTGCTGGTGGACTCAGTTTCGGATATGTCTTTCTCAAGTATAAAAACCACGGCGATGCCTCCTAAATTAAAATGGGACTACTAGAGGAAGTCCTCATAGAGCGATTCAAGATCCGCATCTATCAGGGCCTTCTTGACGATGTCAAACGCGTCGTTATCACAGAGACGGTCAAGTCGACCGAACTCTGGATCGCAACAGCAAACAGGCAAGGGACGTATGCAACTTGTACAGTTGTCCCAATTCTGATTGTGTCTGACACCGTTAGGTCCATCTGGATCATCCAGCTGGATACAAGCAAGATCATCTGAACACATCCACCCGATCTTTTGGGCGAGGTTCTCGACGATCTTGGCTTGCGCCCATAAAGTGCGCAAGCTCGATGCTCTGATACCCGTATTAGTCCGATATATATCGAAACTAGGGTCTATAGCATCGGCAGTCGGCGTCGTGGCTTCGAATTCAAGACTGTTATAATAGTCGAGAGCGAAGTCCGATACCTGCTGACGTAGAAACGGTGATTCCTTTAACGCTTCATAGGCCACATGAGAGTGGCTTTTGATAGTCGTTTGAGTCATCATCGTCTCCCATTCCATCTCACTAAGATCCTCACCGCGGCAAAAGCTCGCGATTGGGGACTTATCTAGGCCTAGGACCGTGAGAGTCAGTTGACATACCTCGACTAGTCTGCGTAATGCAGCAACTTCGTCGATAGCTTTATTGCTAAGTATTTCTTCTTTCATAACACGTTCCTCGTTCTAGTTAAGAGATGGACTGCAGCAGAAATTGCTACAGTAGCCCTCGGGGGTTAACCCGAGTATGCCTTACGGCACAGCCG